GATGTCGTGGTGATGTCTGTGCGGCTTTTCATCGCACTTATCGGCCCAAGCCTTAAATGCGTCATATACGAAGCGTTCACGAGGAGCGCCTTTGACTACATACTCATCGCCAATCTTACGGCAATGATGAAGAATATCGTAGCAAGCCCACGCCGGGTTATTAGCCGGTTTAGACTCATACGCCCCAGTGTAGGTATTAAATACCCATACTGTTTTACGCTCTTGTATCCATGTTACGTTTGGATCATTACCATTTAATTGGTCAGTAGCTAATGCTTTAATACCGATAAGAACCTTACCAGGATGAATGAAATCATCATAGACAATCTGAGTTAACTGCGACCAATATACTTTGTTCACATGGCGGTTAGAATTACCGTCCTTATGTGCACATCGCATACGGACTTCATATTGCCCTGGTTCCTTTACATCGAACCGGAACACACGATAGATGGCTTTATTTGAACTATCCTTGATAACGCCAGTATATTGACTATTATCGATAGACGTTCTTGAATGACTATTGCGTTTAAACCAGCGATTATCTGTCTTTTCAAGCATGGCACTTTGGCCACCATTGTTACTAATCGGTAATGGTATCCACTCTGCAGAGCCAACTTTACGATAGCCACCTTCAATAGTGACCGAGGTTTCACTAAATCCGCCCTGGTCATTTGAGTAATACAAGCCGTTAGGAAGTGATATAGTAACCTCTAGTGCAGTAGATAAGTTACCTTGCGTTTGATGAATTGACCAGTCGTTGGTAAGCTCATACGTCAAAGGTTGGTCAGCATAGTTATCATTGAAATTAGGGATAATCTCTTGGTCGTTCGTACCTAGTCTTACATCGAGTTGAACTTCCTTATAGTTACCGATAGGGTTACCATTTAATTTAACGTCCGTTATAGCGTCAATAGGCCCCTCACCCGCACAGTATAATAGGTTAAGATATTGTTTTTCACCGTCACTTGTCACATGGCGAGATATAAGCATACCCGCACTTTTACACTTACCGTAGGTAATAGCTAAAGGATGACCTTGGCCAATAACAGTCTGTGCACCTTGCCACCCATAGGTAGCTGACTGCTCTGTATTAGAGCTATCTGTCTTAGGTGTAGCTATTTTAGATATGATCGCATTACCAATCATACCTATGGCCATTGCTGCTAACGTACGACCTAATACGCTTGTAATACCGAATATCGCCCCTGAGGCGATACCGGCAGTCGCTATCGATAGACCAATAGATAACAAGATAGCGAATGCTTGTTTTTCAAGTTTAGGTAATACCACTACATAGGCTTCGTCTGTAGGTGATGCGGTATCATCTACTAACTCACCATTTATGGAGTACACCCATTCACCTGGTTCAGTGAAATATTGGTTGAGTGTCTTACCTTTAACAAAAGGGACAAGAGTCTCTTGTCTAGTGGTAAGGTCGAATGGGTTTCGAGCAATTACTAATCTAATCATTTTGAGCCTCCTTGTGCCTGTACACTCCTAATATACGTTTTCTTAATCTGTCCATTGGTACGATACACACACCCGCATATTCGGTAGAATGTATCATCTTACCTTCGCCTACATACACTGCGATATGATCAGCATTATTACCGTAGAGGTTCATGACAATTATGTCCCCTACTTCCGGCTCCTTGACTTCGTGCCAGGGAGAGTTCATATCTGGCCAATATGTCATATATGGGCCTAGTTGAATATCCGCTCTCTTGTACACCTCTACCACAAGCTCCCAACAAGGCAACTCTTTCCACGGAGTACCTACTAGGTTATTTAGAGTTAGACGCATATAAGCCCCCTTGTGGTATCGTTGGCTCACCGCCAAATCTAACGCTGTTATTTAACTCACGACAGCGTTTTAGAGTTTTGTTGCATGATTGTGCGTAACCTTTGTAACCGCACTCTACAGACTTAAATTTGAAAGGACAGTAGTCTTTCATTACCCTAACAGGTGGGAACCTACGAGAGAATGAAAAGTCTGTGCCTAACGTGAACACTACCCAGTCTGCTTTAGATTGGGACGCATTAATGATAAACGTTTCTTCAAGTTCAATAACGTCCGGTAGGTTAGTATTGAAGATACGAATATTGACCTCACAATCTGTGAGGCCTTTATTCTTTTCTACTAACCGTTGGATCGTACCGGTCACGTTCGCTACGGAGAGTTTAACGTTAGGCATCTGCTTAGTGTCCTCGTTAATATCCTCTAGCTTGAATGGGAACGCCGTATACTGCTTACCCGCTAAGGTTAAGTCCTCGGTGTTATTCACAAGGAGGATATTCCCTTCCGGATGGTGAAGTTCAATAGCCATTACCCATGCTCCAGTGGAGGATATCTTATTCTTTTCGATGATTGATGCAGTCGATAACGTTAACATCTAAGCCTCCTGTAATTGAATAGAACCATTCCATATACCATAATCACTAGCGGAGAAGTGCAGTTGGTCCGCAAACCTTACTCTTACCTTCGCTCGTGTCTCCGGATGTGTCCAAAGGAATATCTCTGCAGTATTAACCTGGTCAAAGAAATTCCTTAGCTTGATATATTCCGAAGTCGGTATCTTGTAATTTACTGAATACGATCGTAACGCTTTCGTAGTCTTACGATGCGTTAACATCGTCATGTTTTCTACCTGAGCCTTACGACTTACATCAGGCGTTGTTTCATCGATAGGGTATATCGGATATCTTATGTTTGGGAATTCTAACATACGCTATACTGCGGCTGCCTTAATGGCATCACGCATACCTCCTTTGTTTGTCATAAGACTAGATACTACTACATCAACTATCATTTGTTCGCCATCGAACTTAGTTTCTTGCTGTTGGCTATCCAGTTGTTGGCCAGATTGATTGATGATGTTAACCGTTACTTTATTAGCTCCTTCACCGCCAATCATCTTACGTGTTTGGCTTGCATTGTAAATGCGATGAGAAGAGTTGAACTATAAGAGCTCTGGACCATTCTCACCAACTAATGTCATGCCTGCAGGAGCAATACCACCGCTTGCAAACTTACCAAAGCTGTTGCCTGTAAATGCTGAACTGAAAGAACCGCCACTTGCAAACGAAGATACACCGCCACGACCGGCGCCAATAGCACCGATACCGCTTACCACTCCACCGAATAGGCTTTGTAGCTTAGGTTGTACATACTGTTGGAATGAAAGGTTAACAAGCATTTTAATAATGCTATTTGTAATATCCTTAAAGATATTCTTTAGTCCCTTACCGAAAGACTCAGTACCTGTAGCCATTGCTTCCAAGTGACTAGTAAATGAGGAGTTAATACTGCTCATCGTACTATCAAAGGTAGACTTAGCTAGGTCGCCATAGTTCACTACCTCTAAACTATACTGTCTAGCACCTTCTGCTAGGCTAGTACGCAAGTTACGTCCGGCTATTTCCCATAGCTTTTGCTGCGCTTCAACGAGGTTCTTTTCTACTTGTAAGCGTTGAGTAGCGCTTAACTGAGCTTCATTAAGTTCTCGTTGAGCGAATTCGATGTATGCTCGCAACTGTTCATTAAGTACTTGGTCTGCATCCGATTGAGATATCCGTCCAAGCCTTACTAAGTTAGATTGACGTTCAGAATCCTCGTTGAGTTGCGTATATGCTAACTCTCTGATTTTCTGTTCCGTATCAGCAGTAATCTTTAGCTTCTCGGCATTAGCTCTCTTTTCAGCTAATGTCTTATCGCCTACTGCTTTTGTGTACTCACGAACGTTATCATCGATTTGGGCCTTTTGTGCTTCGGCTTCTGTCTTGAGTAATTGCAAGCGATCGCCTGTGCGTTCAAGGTCAAGTTTCGTAATATCCTCATTCATCTTGCGAACGCGGATAGTTTGATTCCGTTCCGCCTCAGCAAGTTTCTTTTGATATACTTCTTCGTTCTTAGCCCTTGCCTCGGCCACTAGGTTGGAGTTGGCCAACGCTCGCGCGTTAGCGTTCTTAAGGGCATCATTAGAAGCCGATACGCTTGCAGATGTGCCTACCAATTTAGCAGTATCTACATACCCTGTAACCGCCCCGAAGTCTCCTTCGACGGACTGCTTAGCGACTACCCCTGTACTAGAATTAGCACCCGTGTATCCGCCGTTACCGTCAGCGATTACGATGTGATTATCACCAAGGACTACGACGCCATCGCCTGCTTGAGGTGTATATCCATCACCCGCCGGATGCCATGCACCCGCAGCTGCTGCCGCATCCATAATGGAAGGAACATATCTTGGTACGTCCTTTCCGAAGGTCTCCTTAACAGAATCCGCAAATAGCTTGCCACAGTCCGTAGCCCAAGTACCATCGGCGCCTAGTGAGTAGGCCTTGCCAAGTTGAGCATTAGCCGCAGCTAATACACCAGAAGCTTCACCACTTCCGCCGCCTACGCTATTAAGCCCCGCTGCGGAACGAATAATATCTCGAATGTTCTTATTGTTCGATTCATATTGGTTCTTAGCGTTGAGCTTATCGATTTCGTACTGACTACCGTCAATCTCCAACGATTGGAGTGTTAGGCTTCGAATCATGTCGTTGAGACGTTCCACGGAGCTAGCTAATTTTTCAGCTGCTTGTTCTGCTTTCTTAGCTGCAGCTTCTTGGGCCTTCGCCGCTTTACCGGCTTCCTCATTAGCCTTATTAATGGCTTCGTTATTCGATAAGCCGTTCTTAGCGTTCTCGATTTCCTGGTCTAACTTGGCCTGTTCCTCTTCAGCTTTCTTCTTCGCCGCATCAGCCTCTTCCTTAGCTTTCATAGCTGCGTCAATTTGAGCGCCTTCCTCCTTAGTGGCTAGGCGGTCATTCTTGATAAGTCCGAAGAAGAAACTATCTTCAACCCAGTACCGTCCATCGTGGTTCGCCATGTAGGCTTCGCTTGTGCCCTTATCGGAGTTCAGATTCCGATGGGCCTTCATGCCATTGACTTCAACACCGAGGTCAGTACCTTTGGTGCGCTCCTTGTATCGGTAGTCAAGCAATGCTTTACCCGCCAACGCGATAGCACTGGCCAGAGCTACCCAAGGACCTGCAGCCGCTAATGTAGCAAGTCTCATGAACTTCAACGCAGTCGTTACGGATTGAATTACAGTAACAGCGATGCCAGCTTCAAAGCTAAATTTCACTACCCCCGAGATAGCTTCCTTTTGTTCGGAGGCCATACTACTATAGGACTTTGTTAAGTCGATAGCCCATTGCGTGTAGTCCATAATCACTGGCAATAACTCTTGTCCAATCATGATGGCCAAACGCTTACCGGTCTGTTCCATGTCCTTTAATTGGCGATTAAACTGCGCCGATTTTTTAGCCGCTTCATCGTCAATAATAAGGCCCATAGCACGTGCCCGGTCCTCAACTTGCTTCATCGCCTCCGCGGACATGTTCAACATGCCATGAAGTTGGTACCCGGTTTTACCGAACAATTCCATTTCGACGCGAGTTTTTTCCGCGCCGTCCTTCATACCTCTTAGGCGTTCTTGGATAATCTGGAATACTTCAAGAGTGTTCTTCCCTTGAATCTGATCAATACTAATCCCTAACCGACTGAACATATCAGTCGCAAGCTTCCCCTCTGCGGAGGCTGTTTGCATTTTATCTTGTGCATTTGATACCGCCTTCGCAAACTTGGCAAACGCCGTAGTGCTTACGTCGGTAGCTACGCCCATATAGTTGGCTACGGAGATAAAGGTGCTAGCTTGCTCGGCGGTGGCACCTGTTAAGGATTGCATTTTCTTAACTGATAAATTCCAATCGAGTGCCTCCTTGGCAAGCTTTGACCCCAGGCCGGTAATACCTGCACCAGCTCCAATGGTCAACATTTCTGTTTTTAATTTTGCGAGCTCGGCAACTGTACCCTTAGAGGCGGCTGCGATTTTCTCTAAACCGGCTTGCGTATTCTTATCGGTCAGTTGCACTACGATATCTACTACATTATTCGACATCCTTATTCATCGCCTCCATTTCTAATCCCTCTAATATCCACATGAGGTTGAATAACATCGGGCCCAGGTTGATATTATTCATTTCCGCAACTGTGCGGATGGCCGGATAATCAAATCCTGCTAGCCCTCCTGTGTGATATATGCGTTGACTGCGTGATAGGGTATACAGTTTCATAGCCAATTTCGTACCAAATAATAGGTGCGGAGGATTGTATTCACACTCCGAACAGTCGAAGGACTGCCGGGTGGCGGATTGTAACTCCCTACACCCTTGGCAATACTTCGGACGGTCAGAGGACATCCACCCCCACACCTCTTTTAGTTTTTTTCTGTATCGTCTTGTACCTGGAATGTAGCGGTGATAACTTTGCCTGCAAAGTCCATAGCTTCCTTATCAGATACAGTATTAAGGTCCTCATCACTGAGGCCATATACATCCATCAAGATGAACCGCATAATGTCACGGCTACGAATGATACCTGCTAGCTGATCATCAGCTTCGACTGGACAATATACGAAGTCCAATCCTGCTTTAATCAACATTTCGCGTTCAGACCATGTGAGGGCTCTTGCTTTTAGTTCCTTACCTTGAATCTTCATACTTACCTCCTATTAATATGCTGCTTGTGAATTAGTTAATTCGAATAGCACGGCGGATTCTTCAGAATCGTCGCCATAGTATGCCTTGAACGGCATTTCGATGTTAACGCCTTTAGGCCCATCGATACCTGGGGAGTTCCGTTCGTAAATCAATTCAGGTAATTTGATAACCAAGGAGTTAGTACCCTTGGTAAGTGTCAATTCAAGGCTAGATTCTGTACCATTTACGGCTTTGTTCAATAAGTCCATGTTTTGGAAGAACGCTTTCAAGGTGCCGGATACGCCGACAATACCTGTATCAATATAGGTACGGAACCCTTTATTACCGATAGCGTAGGAATCACCATCCAAGCCGAAATCAATGTTAAGGCTTAGGGACAATACGTTAGCAACTGTCACACCGCCTTCTTTGATTGTGGCTTCTAGGTTTTCAAATGGAGTAAATGCAATTTGAGTAGGTGCTGTATCAAATGGCACCGCCGCCATTGTTTCCTTACATCCCATTACGTCGATAGTGGCTGTTAACTCGGAGTCACCGCCAAAGTTAAGCGCCATCTTATTCATGCGAACACCACTAAATTGTTGATATGTGCTGATATCCTTATAACCTTGCTCGAATGTAGCGGATGGCATATCCGGGCCGATTTTGAACACATGCTTATGCGCAGAACCTGCACCGGCTGTGGAAGTAGGCGCGCCAAAGGCTAATTTCAACCAATAGCCGAATCCGATTACATCGACCGGTGGTGTAATACTGCCGGATGCATCGATGTTACCACGGCTAGGCGCAGCTGGATTACGCGTACCACGAATTACATTAGAATCATTTAGATTTTGACTTGCTTTTAAAGAGGAACTAATGATTGGCATAACCACGCCACCGGTGGACGGTGTAACGCCAAAGTCAGTCTCAAAAGCCATTGTTAATTTGGATTGTGCGCCTTGCGCACGTTTAGCTACTGCCATGTTATCCTCCTATTAATATTCAACGTGACCGCCGATTACGTGCGGTATTTCTATTGTGAATGTGGCCTTGCCTGGATACACAGGGCGCCACGATACATTATCCGTTTCATAGTCAATGTTAATGACTGGATAATTAGGGTTGACGGCCATAATACATTCAATGAGTAGCTGGCCAAGTTCATCGGTTTCAAAGGCCCCTGTATAGGTAATGACACGGCCATTACGCTCCGCTTCCTTTCGATGTACGCCCCATACGAGTTGGAGCGTATACGAATAGGAATCTGCAAGCCCTTCGGACTTACTATCCATGAGGACTATAACGCATGGGCAATCCTCCTCGAGGGGAGCCCCGGCGTCATCATACCCTACGAATATGGATAGGTCCTTACCGTACTTTGCTTGACAGAACTCATTGATACGATCATTATCCTTAATAGCTTCAACCCAACGATTCGCAATCACTGCGAGTGGAATTGTTTGCATAGCTACCTCACTTTGTATACTCGATTACTGGAGCCCCATGAGGTATTACCGAGTGCGTACTCACCGATTTTCTTTTCAAGGAACGGTACGAGTTTAGGTTGAAGTGCGTTACGCATCGGACCGAAGGTTTCACGAGGTTTAATGGTGAAAGTCGTTTTCCCCTTGGCCAACTGGAACCCATGCGCAAATAATTTCTTACGCATGTTTTCCGTAATTTCCTTGGTGTAGCCCTTCTCTATCTGTTCCCCTAATTTCTTAGCTGAATTAGATAGCCATCCAACTTTAACCGATTCAGACTTAGCGTCGTACTGGTATCCTACGGCTCGGTACATTTTGCCAAGTGGCGTATACCCAACTGTGCCGGCTTTTACGCCGCTAGCGATAAGTTCATCACGAGACTTATGTGTCCATCCTTCGCGGTCAGCCTTACCGCCTTTTCGATAGGCCCTACGAACCTTGGCTCCGAATGCTGCTTCGAGTTGTGCCCTCATAGCCGGAGGCATGAAGCTAGCATACTTCTTACCGCCTGGTGCTCCGGATTTAATGCCTTCCTTGATAGCCTTAGACATCATGAACCCCATCGACTTCATTGCCTTACGCATCCAATCAGGTTTTGTTTTAGCAATAAATTCAAGGTATGGCGTAGCACCATCATTAATGGTGATAGGCTCATTACTCATGGTCTCACCGTCCTTACGTTGGCCACGATTTCTAGGCAATGCATCTTATCGTCGCTATCGGAGATATGATCCACATACCACTTCTTGCCGTGGATGTAGATTTCATCCTTCGTCTTAGGTAGCGGTATATCTTTGGTTCGTACCCAAATCTTAGCCTTATCAGCTAATCCAGTTACGAATCCTGAACCCTTACCATCGTACTCACCGACTTCCACGCTCGCCTTGATGGTCTTACCTTCATATGTGATTTTCTCACCAAATGCCCCCAGGAGGACGTTTTCATCGTATGTATACATATTTGTACCTCATAGGTTTAACGGGGGCATGTGGCCCCCGTTATCCTCATAATATAGCTATTGACTATGCGCCAACTTTGACAGCTTGCACTAGCATAACGGTAACTGTATCTTGTGCAGCAGTTTTAGGTGCTACCGCGATACCCATTGGTTTACCGCCTGTTTTAACAGCCTTATCTGTCAAGAAGTTAACTACATCGCCGACTGCAAAAGTATCTGCCTTATTAGCCGTTACTTTAAACACGCCAGTTACTTTAATAGCGCCTACTTCACCGACTTTTAAATCTGTGATAGCAACACCATGAAGTGCACCAACTTCTACGATGTTACCGGCTTTGACTTCTGCAGTTGCAGTAATGTCAATACGGTCTGTTTCTTGTATGAATTGTGTCATCATATATCGTTACCCCCTAATTATTTACCAGCATTTTTGTAAAGGCCACGGAAATCAAGTGCACGTACACCTACGTCCAATGCAACTTTATATTCGATACCATCTACGTCGAAACCTTGACGAGTTTCTAAACGAGGAGCTTCTACGCCGTTCAAGAATGTAGTTTCGATTGTATCGTGTTGAGTTGCATCAGCTACTAAGTACCATGCATCTGGATCAGTGATTTCTGCATCAGCGATAACAGTGAAGCGACCTTTGTATGGGTTAACCACACCGGAGTTAATACCTGCTACGTCTGCAGTGGAGTTCATGAGTTGGTATGCTACCATTTCAAGTTCAGGTGGAACGATTAAATATCTAGGTGTGATATTAAGCGTAGCTGTACCTTGGATACCCTTTTGACGGCGCATAGCGGTTACTGCTTTAGCAATAGCTTTGACAGACAATGCTTCGCCGGTGGATGCAACGTTACCATGTTTGCTGTTGAACAATGCAACGCCGTCGTCCATTACTACATCGCCTGTCAATTGTGCGTATACCATTTTGTTCACCAAGCGTTTAGCCGCAGAACCGAAACGTGTAGCAATTGCGGAGAACATACCAAGGTCATCGTTGATGATAGCTTGACGTGTTAAGCTGAACAATTTGCCGTAAGTAGCGACTTTGGTACGCGCGGAAGCTTCCTTGAATGTCATAGCTTTGAATTGGCTACCTTCTGGAACTAATTCCAAATCACCTGCTTCAGACAATGCTACGCGAGTAGCTTCCTTGAAGTCGCGGTTAGAGCCTTTACCAGCCCATAATTGGTAAGTAGTTTCTGCTTCGTTAAAGCCGTTCATTACGGATTTATTTGCTAAGTTGGACATGATAGCAGGGAATGTGGATGTGGAGTTAATAGCTTCACGAGCCAATTCCAAATTATCACCAAAGTTAGCACGAAGGCCTTCACGTTGTAATGCTTCACGTGCTAATTCAACTAAGGAATGCGCGCGTAATTCGTTAGCGCCTGGTGCCGGTTCAGCTACTTGAATCCCTGCCGCCATTAATACTGCATCTTGTGCAGCTGCACGGAATTTATCGGATTCAGATTCGCCCATTTTAACGGACACGCCTGCGTTACGTGCACGCAATTGGTCCATAACCATTGCACGTGCTTCGTCAACGGATTTGCCCAATACGATTGCTTCGTCTGCGCCTTCTACATCGAAGTCGCGGAACATAGCAGTAATTTCGGAAGTACGTTTACGTTCTTCTTCCATAGCTTTTGCCAATTGTTCCTTTGTGATACCGCCTTCAACTGGAGCGGATTTCACTTCTGGAGTTTCAGTCAATTTTTCTTTTTCATCCATACCTTTTTGTTCCTCCTGTGTGTCAATACTTGTATGAATTTGAATATCATCTGCACTGCGACCTACGCCGACCGTAGGGTCTGCAGGTACGGATACAATGCTGATTTCTAAAGGTTCCCAATCGGTGATGACGTATGCCGGACCGGTGAACCGGCCATTCGTGGACGTAGTACTATCATCTTCGAGCACTTCGTATCGGTTAATCGCATAGCCTACGCTAACGCCTTGAAGTGTTCCGGATTGGACTTTCTTAAATATGGCGTCAGATTGTTCATCTTCGTCAAAGCGTACTAGCGCTTTACCTCGATTATCTTCAATCCACACCTTATCGATGTGCCCCACGACCGCATCACGATCATGGTTAAATAGCACGGTGCCTAAGCCATCGTTAAATCTATCGAGGTTGATACATTCTTCATCATGGCAAAGGATTTCATCGCCGAACCAACGGCCGTATGGCGTTTCGGAGGAGAAGGAAAGTTCTACCGTCCGATTGTCGGAGTCGACTTGGTCAATCGTAGATTCACGGCAATAGTTACCATAAATACTACGTTTTTCATTTTCGTCCATTGTTAGCCATCAGCTCCTTCCTGTGATTGTTGGACGTTATTGTCACTATCTGGGTCCATCAATGGTTGCAACTCACTGGAATAATCAAGTAACACACCAAGCTCCTTGGCTCTATCCTGTTCGAGTTTCCGTTGTTCAAGAACTTCCTCCCAATCACGCCCAGATGCTGCGCACACATCCTCCAAGGTTGTAAGGCCGGACTTGATAGCTTCCTTATTGGCAGCCACTTCCTTCACGGGGTCTATCCACGACCATCCTGGAGCAAGCCAAGATACTTCCTGGTACTTGTCCTTATTCGCCAAGTAGTCAGATGGTAGTTCACCAGCTAGGTATAATGCGTCAATAAAGGCTTTCCAAATCGGCATGCAAAAGTGTGCGATAACAAATGTTTGCCATTGTCGGAAGGTCTTTTGGTCCTCTAACAGATTTTGCCTTGCTGCTGAGAAGTTACCTGATATATTACGAGCCACGATATCCGCGCTCATTCCTAGACCAGAGGATATTCTCCGTGTCTGAGTTGCCGAGTATTCGCTAGCAGTCCCTGCATTACGTTTAGGGTCTGCAAATTCAATGGATTCACCAGGGCTAAGGTGTCTAACCATACCTGGTGCTAGGGTCATATTAGGACGTCCTTTACTGTCCCTAGGTAGCATCGCCGTTTGACGTGCTGAGTTTTGAGAAGTAATAAACGCGCTATAACATGCGGAGACACGTGCAGCAATTAAGTCTGCGTCCATATATTCGTCAATATCGTGGATACGGCGAAGGACTAATGCCAGGTGACTCATCCCTCGAAGTTGAGAGGTACGAGTCGGCTTGAATAATAAGAACGCCTGGTTAGTAGTTAGCCGTAATGCGTCGAAACTGCGTAGCCCCTTTGGATCGCTTTGATATACGTGATACGCAACTGGTCTCCCATATTCGTTAACCTCCACGCCATTGATGATGTTATTCTTGCCGTGTTGTAAGCTAACCGCTCCGATATTCTCCGCTTCAATCAATTGAATTGATAATGGCAGATACTCACCTTGTGCGGTTTTGTTGACGAGGATTTCACCGTCATAAAGCATCCGCCGTAGCGCGATAGACTGCAATTCGTAAAAGTTAGACAGGCCTCGGACATCCGCGTTTTCAGCGTCAGTCCATTTGTCCCATGCCTTTTCGATTTTGTTGTTAAGGTTTGTATTTAACTTACCTTTACCGCTTCTTACCTTAGCCTGTGGCTTTATCCCAACGCCAATAACGTTACGAATTAAAGCCGTTACTACAGACTCAGCTAAGTCGCTGTTCATTTCAGCTGCACGAGCTCGACCTCGAATAAGATCACGTGCACCGGTGGCCAACTGCTCGGCGGTGCCATAAGCAGGTTGCCAGTCACTACTCAATCGATCCATTGACGCCGCATCATATTGGCGGATAGCCTCTCGTGCTGCGATACGATTAAGCGCCCTTTCAGGGCTAACCCAACCGATTACCTTATCTAAGATATTCATCGTCCACCCCATGTCACGTATGCATCACTCTGGAAGCCGTTTGATTCCTCATGAACACGTTGCATTAACGTTTGTTCTCGTGCATATAACACAGGAAGGTCAATCGCTTTGAACCGTTTACCGCCAATCTGTAACTCGGAGTATCCTTTAGTTTCGATATCCTCGATGACTTCACGGATACGGTCCAATTGTTCATTTACATCGCTCATGGTTCACCTCCTTATCTAAACCAATGGTTCGTATTACCCATCCATGTACCATAGTCGATATCCTCGGGTACGGAATTAGATTCTTCATATTCCTCGGGTTCTGTTAAATACTTCACCCCTGCAATGTCTGCTACCGCAGCATTGTATGTACATGTATCTAGCAAGTGATTCGTAGGGTGCCCGGTGAGTGGTTTCCACTGCACCGTAACTTCACCCGTTTTCACGTTGCGGATTTCTTGTTTTTCTTCCGACCTGAGATGGTCGATATATTCCTGTGGACAATCCTTGAACAGATGGATTGTGCCGACCTCATCAGTTGGCCGTACCATCCGTGCAAATATGAAGTCCTTCCAGTAGTCCGTATTAAGGACGTACAATTTAAGCCCACCGATAACGCCCTTCTCAACGCTAGACATGGAGTATGGCGCCGTTAGTGTCTTATGATTGGACGAACCTTTGAGCGGAATACATATTTCAGGGAATCGTGCGCAGAATTGGTACACCTCATCGGTTCTGAAACCTGAGTCAACGCCCGCCTTCATTACCTGTCTAGGTTCGCCATACTCTGATGGATATTCCCTGTTGACTATGATCTCCTCTAGGTCATCCCATGTACTGGCTTGGCCATAATCGATGAGGTAGGACTTCACGCCTGGCGCGTAGGCCCTAACCTCCCACCAGAAGTGGTCAAGCTGTACGTCAACGCTAGCGATAAGTAGCGTTGCCTTATCTGGTACTACGCCACGCTCATAGGTTGATTCTGTGAAATGTAGCGTTTGTGTGCTTTTCGTCTTAGCACTTCGCCAAGGTTCTGCTAGCCATGAATTGATAAAGTTCATAAGTTGGTCCGGGAAGTCTTTTGAAGTAAAGAACTCATAAGCGACTTTCCCAAAGGCTATCCATGGCGAATACAAGGACGATAAGTGGTAGCCAACCGAACGCACTCGACAATCGGGTTCGTTTTCGGTTCGCCATTCTCCGTTACGAAGCATATCCATTTTGTGCTTATCGAGTATCGCTTTCTTACAGTGCGCGCATTCATAATAGGCGGTATCCCTGATGCGGTCCTTATTGCCTTTAGCCTCATCGGGCCATTTAATCTGCTTGAACACGAGCTTTTGATACTCACCACAGTGTGGGCACGGTACGTAGTACTCTTTCTGTGCGTGAGCTTGCTTGAAAGCGGTCCAGATATTGCCGTTTTCGACTGTTGGAGTTGATACCATCACGTGTTTGGCATCAACGAACGTTTTAGTACGTTCCGTTGCCAACTTAATTGGATTGGCTTCCTTGCCGGAGAATACCGGGTACTTATCGACTTCGTCGAAGAACACATACTTGATGGCTCTTGACGCTAGACTCGACGGAGAGTTAGCACCGGACAATACCATGTAGTTTCCTGTATTGAAATTGAGCTCTAACTTAGAACTTGCGTTCTCGTCGTACATTTTGGCCAGAGGTTCAGAGTTCGTGATCATTGGCTGAACACGTTTTTCACTATTGAACTTTGCCAGCATATCTGTTGGATATACCATCATGACAGGCGCCTTAGATTGATGCAGTGCGAACCCTATCATGTTGAGTTCAGCTTCTGTCTTACCAATCTGTGCGCCAAAGCACAGTACAATCGATTCAATCAAATCGTTGTTAAGCATATCCATAGGCTCTCGTAAGTATGGAGTGCGGTGCGTGTGCCATGGCCCTGGTTCTGCACTAGTGCTTGGGAGTACTCTGAACTTATCGGCCCATGTGGAAACGGTGTACCGCTCCGGAGGCTTGAATGCTGCGAGTTCTTGCGCCGTCCACGTAAACGATGTACTAGAATCGTGTGATGAATTGTAATGACATTGTTTATTCGGATTCTTAGAATTTTTAGAATTAACTTTTCTTCGCTTTCGTGTAGACGCCGTCGCGCGCGTAGCTTTCGAGGTACTCGTTGACACACTCATTCACCGTCCTCTCTACAATCACCCTTGTTTCTGCATCTGGAAATTCTTTGCTAACCGCTTTGGGTAACAGCCCAAGGGATGATTTCAATTCATTAACGCGTCCAGTCCATTCCCGAGTTACGTCCTCGACTGCAATATACTGGCCTTCAAGAACTTCGTTCATTCGCTTTTCGCGTTTCGCTTTGGCTTCCTTATAGTCGGCTTCGGCTTCAAGCTTTCTTTGAGCAGCGGATTTCGTTCCGTCCTTATCCTTAGACATGCCAAGCCATACAAGAACTTCACGAACGTTCCACCAACCCGTTGCCACCTTCGGCATACCTGCGCGATTGTGGCGTGATATCATTTCCGGACCGAGGTCCAAGATTTGGCAGAGCACTTTTGTGGTGACAATGATCTCGCCGTTGTCATCGAACTTGACTTTGGGTCTTTCCGTGGCCATTTTGGACCTCCTTCCGTAAGTGTCTATTGGTAGGGTACTTTCTACTTGAAAAAATTTTTCACGTGCGGACAAACATCGCGCGGAGGCGACCACCGGCGATTTTCTGTCGAGGAAGTACCTTTTTGTTTCAAAAATTTTAAAAATAATTTCAAATTAATTTAGGGTATTTCTTTTTTCATTAAAGCTAGCAAAAAGGACTACGCGGTTGTTCGTAGTCCTCAATGCTTCGCTTCATGTTTGGGCTACTGCCCAGGAGAGAAGTGTAAGTACATAAAAAGTATCACTATGAACTACCCTACAGTGCGTGGACACGGCGCTCGTTTCCGTATCCACACCCATAAGGTAACACAAAGTGCAACTATCATTTCATATCATGTTTTAGAAATTTTCAAAAAGTTTGCAAAAAGACTTGACAGCCATCTTACGTATGCGGTAGACCTGGGGCTCGCTGTAGTGCATCGCCTCAATAACGTCCTTCATGCCAAGGCCGAAGTAGTAGCGATACTCAAGGAATGTACGCTCACAATCGCTCGGCACTTGATGGATGATAGCCCATAGCTCATATCGTTCCCTTGATAGTCGCCTTGACTCCTCAAGCAAATCACGATACGCCGTCTTGAGATTTAGCTGTTGCTCTTCGGTGATAGGGTACTCACTTCGTGCTTCTTGCTCCAGCCGTTGTAAGTGTGACTCGACGTCGGTTAGCCGCCTATGACTATCCATCAGCCTTTGCAGTTTACTTATGCCAGGATGTGTCCCCTTACTCGTACGTTTACCCATACGTTCACATCCTATCAATACTATCCTGTGTCATATGTAATCCATCCCTTCTACAATCTTGTATAGCTCATCGACTTCATCTTCTATCGCTTCCAAGGTATCAGTAGCTTCGTCCCATCGCTCATCGTGATACCACGGATACGAATATGTCTTATCGTCGAACTGGTCATTACCTGCTTCCTTATATTCACGGATGACTTCTTCGCTTCGTACATACGCCATCTCGTACTGTTCCTCCAAGTAGTTAACATATCGAACAGTGATTATGTATAAGTCATCCAGGTAATGCCCGTGGTCGTGTAGCAGTTTCTCGAAACTTGCGCTGGTATGCATAGCTACTCCCCAGTAATCCAACTTAAGAACACACCTGCTTTTGCTAGGTCCTGAACTTCTTTCGCCGGATCCTTACGACCTGCTCGAAGGGAATACTTTAAAGCGTTACCCTTGCACCATCCTTTGAACTCTTCTGGCGTCAATACAGCACGAATGACGTCAACGCTCTCAATGGTTAGCCCTGGCAATGTGTAATGCGACGGATGGTGTACCGCGTCGTTCATTGTATCTGTAGGCTTACCGTCGGCTACTGATACACCTGTTGAAGCCGTATCCGTTACTACTGGCTTAGGCTCAATATTGCCATACTGCTTAGCCTTCTCTTCTTCCGTCGCTACGGCGACTGTTGGCTTTGCTTTAGGCTCAGGCTCAAAATGTCTCACCTTAGCCGTTGCCTTTGGTTCATGTTTCAAAGCTTCTCGACATTCTGGACAGTTGACAGCAGGTCGACCTTTACCAGTTTGTTCGAACTCCTTACCACACACCTTACAAATAGTCATCTTAGGTGATGGCTCTGGTGTAGTAGGTGGCGCTTCTGTCTTTTTACTATCTTTTACTGTCTCCGTTCTGTCTCCCCTGTTAATGATATTCATGATATCGTTGAACCCTTCCTTACAGGTAGGGCATTCTTGCTCGTTACCTTTAGCCTTGAATAGGCTTCCACAGGTCTTACATATTCTGCTCATAGTTTAACCCTCCCTCTTAGCACATCGTAAATAGTATTCGCGTTCATCCATAACCATGAAATCAGTCACGTGAAATACTCCTTGTATGCACTTGTCAAAGTTAACCATTCGTACCTCTTTGTCTCCATCAATCTTAAATGGATTGATATAAACCGGTTGCCACGGGGTTTTAGCCAATTCTTTCGATATCGTGGAGTATACTTGACGCCAAGTCGTCGCAGACATTCTAGCGCCATCATGGATAAGACCTACCACATTTACACACGAATCTGATATAGGCATAACTAGCCAACCTACAGGTCCATATATTCCGACAGGGTTCGTGTTTCCCTGCACATACGCTAATAGTTTCTTCATAGTGTTATCCTTTCACATATTTATCAATCCTAGCCTTCAATGATTGAAGGACATATTCTTGTGCTTCGTCTTTCTTCTCAAGGGCTTCCATCATATCCTCGTCCCGTGTGCCTACGGATATAAGGTGATGGATGATAACCTTTTCATTTTGCCCTTGACGATGCAAACGCTTGTTCGCTTGTTGATATAATTCAAGGCTCCAATTAAGCCCGAACCATATTACATGATTACCGCCGTCTTGTAAGTTAAGACCATAGGCAGTTGATGCGGGATGTGCTAGTAGTACGTCAATCTTGCCGGCGTTCCAATCGAACTCTTCATCGGCACCTTTTAACTCACGTACACGCAGATCCGTTTTTGCTAAGGCTTCCTTCAACCTGGCGCAGTCATGTTTGAAGTTATAGAACACTAACGCCGGCTTGCCGTGTAGCTGTTCGATAAGCTCCATAAAGGCTTCTATCTTACAATCATGGATTTCATGGACATTCCGTTCATCATCATACACGGCGCCGTTAGCCAACTGTTGGAGCTTGTTGGATAAAGCAGCCGCACTCATGGCGGTGATTTCCTCATCCGCTCCAAATACTTCAAGGACAGCGTCACGTTCCATGCATTCATAAGCTTTCTTCGCCTTAGCGTCTAAGACGACTGGAACAGTATCATACACAATTGGCGGTAGGTCTAGATAATCGCTAGCCTTCATCGAGATACATAATGGCGCTATGGCTGACATAATCGCATCATCTGTATTCGCTTTTGGCTTGTAACTGTAGATCACATCACGACCTCGTTGGTCCGGGTCAAAATAATGCTCCCTAAATGCGGTGTATGTCTTACCTAATGTTTGGCCACGGTCTAATAAATAGACCTGGGCCCATAGGTCAATCAGCCCATTTGGTGATGGTGTACCTGTTAACAGCACCATGCGGTTGATATGGTTGTACATGTTCGATAAGTCCTTGAATCGTTTGGCACGATGAGATTTAAAGGAACTCGATTCATCGACTACCACCATATCGAATGGCCAGGCGTTCTTGTAGTAGCTAACCAGCCAGGATACATTCTCACGATTGATGATGTAGATATCCGCCGGTGTATTTAGTGCTTGTATGCGTTTCTTTAACGGGCCTAATACGGTGGATATTCTTAGAATACCAACGCCGTCCCATTTGGCCGCTTCACGTTGCCAGGTTGCTTCCGCTACTTTCTTAGGCGCTATGATAAGCACCTTCTTAACCTGGAAGTAGTTATACTTCAACTGGTAGATAGCGGATAGGGTTATGATGGTTTTTCCTAAACCATTCAACCCATATCCAAGAACAGTCCTATCTTTTGTTGCTTAATCACTCGTGAAATACAGTAATCTTGATAGGGATGTGGCTTGAATATCATACGGCATCACCTCCTAATCCTTAACCGTGCATCCGTATTTTGCCTTTTGCATCTTATGCCGAATCTTTCGCACATTTGTCATGATGTATGACTGTACGACGGTATCATCATGCTCCTTCGCTTTTTCGTACTTACTAAGTAATTTGTACAAGCTATAGTCGGAACACATGCCATGACAGCCAGGCGTACGCCTGGTACAGTTCTTACACGGAACTCTCGCCATGAATACCACCTTCATTCGTTAGGTAGTCCTTAACGGCTTCAGGGCCGTATAGGATGTAAACGGTCTGCAGTAGGCTCAATAGCTTTTTGCACTGCACATCCTGTAGTTGGCTTAATCGACCTCGGGTCGTTTTAAGCTCCACGAATTGAACGGTACCGTCCGGCCATATTACAATCCGATCAGGAACTCCGACGTTGCCAGGCGATACGAACTTATAGGCCTTACCGCCCAACTCCCTAACACCCCGAACCAATTTCTGTTCGACTAGTTTTTCAAGCATATCCACACCTCCATTTTGAGATTATCAATTACGCAAGGTAACAAAGTTACACTTTTTTTCTTTACATATAGATACATACCCTATTTAACCCCGTTTAACCCCTATAACGTACTTAAATATATATATTTCTACTATATATATATATAAATGTTACCTTTATATATATATAAGTACTATAAATATAGATAAACTCTAGGTTTGTTAGGGTAACATTCTAGGTAACATTCTGGTAACATTCGGGTAACATAGTAACATTCTCAGGTAACATTCTTTTTGAGAATATAGGGGTATTTTCAGGAATGTTACCTTCGAAAATTACATCAATCCGGGTATAATTGAGAATCCTCTTTGGGCTCCATAAGGCCCAAATTTTTTCATCGAATCAAACCTCATTAAGAATGGAATGTTATCTAAAATTTGATTAAGCTCACGGCTATCTGACTTCTTCATCCAAGATAATGGCCGTCCAAAACATTCAACCCATACTTCTGCAGCACATACCCTGTCACGGAATACTAGCACCTGCCCAGGTACCGCATGGGTTCCGGACATAAACATATCGCGTGCTTTAGGCGACATCGTGCTCCAGTTCTCAGGTACTTTCTGTTTCAAGAACTCAGCTACCACACCTGCTTTAGCATTTCCTTCCATATGGCTTTCACGTGCTAAATTTGCAAGGCGTAGTACTTCCTCATTATCTTCAATAATTAAGCTTTCCCCTTGACGGTATCTAGCTTTGGCTTCCGCCCACAGCTGATCCACTTCGCCAGGTAAATTCTTAAATACATTTTTCGTTGGTTTCTTTAAGCCTAATTGAATTGGCCAGAATCTGCGGTTGCCGGTGATGTCCTTTAAGAACTCGTGTTGATTAGTGGATCCAAAGAACACACATTGGCGTGGATACTCTTCAGTACGACGGCCATAGGCCTTACGGAATACGTCGACCTGGCGTGATAAGAATTGTTTCGATGCATTATCTTCCGATTTAGAGTATCCGGTCATTTCGCCGCCTTCCACTAACCAACTATTTTGGATGCTTTCTGCAGCTTCTTTACCATCAAAGGTGTTAAGTCCATCAGCGTACCAGTCCTTGCCCATTAATCGAATAAGAGATGATTTCCCTATTCCTTGGGCGCCGACTAATACCGGCATCGTGTCATATTTACACCCAGGTTCGTAGGCACGTGCTACCGCAGCTACGAAGGCCTTACGACCTACCGCACGGGTATACACGTTATCCTCTGCCCCTAGGTAATCGATGAAGATCGTATCTAAGCGTTCCACACCGTCCCAGGTGAGACTGTCTAAATAATCGGTTACCGGGTTGAATGCATTTTGTTTCGCTATCAGTAGCACGCTATCAAGGACTTTATCCTTACCGGTGATATCAAATCGGTTTTCTAGGTACCATTGGATACCACTATCATCGGTGTCAGTCCATATGCGTTTACCCTGTTCCGATAGCGCCCATGGTAAGGCACCCATCGCCATATACCGACTACCGAACTTATCATATGCGATACGCCCCTTGATAGCCGGGTCATGTGTTAATAGTTTAAGGATATTATCACGTGTCTTTTTAAGCCCCTGATTCTCGTTATATTTGAGGCCGGCGGACTTCATCCATTCAGTCTCGAGCATAGCGTTGGCGTCAAGGTCAGTCACGTCCGTAGTATTAGAATTACTTATCGATTCTTGGAACACGTTCGTAGCTGACTCACGTGCACGTTCTTGTTGGATACTGATGGCCACCTCTGAGTCCTCAAAGGCTAGCTTACTCATCGCCAGGAACGATGGCATCTTATGCGGTGGTGTGCCGTCCTTGGCCGTCTCGTCGAGGTCATGGAACTTATGAAGTCGAACCAGGTCAAAGGCGTTCACAAGTTGGCCACCGCACGGATCCGTATTGTGATGTGAGTATAAAAACTTATCATCATCGTAAATTACAGCACCGCCGATGGTAGACCCTTCGACGTATGTTAGGCGGTCGTTGGAGCCGTCAACGTATGTGTACGCGTTAGGTAAGAACGTATCGATAGCCTCACGGATACCGTACTGCCGACAAAAGGCTCCTACGATACCATGCTTCGATAACGGATCCTGTTGCTTCGTAAGTAGCTGTTTTACTCTAACTGAAGTCTCGGAACCTGGCACCTGTGGCCACGATGCCACGTCTCGCCAGTCGGTGTACTCAGCTAGAATGCCGTCAGCAGATAGGAACGGCTTATCTGCATATCGGAACACATACTGTGCATCGCTAGAACATCCTGGCCAGTACATAAGCCTTGAAGCCTCGAACGTGGTCGAGTCCATCATGCCAATACCGATTAAACTGGCCACCTTACGAGCGATAGGCTCGTACTCATCCGGTGTCATGGTGCGGTCAGTTGGAATAACTACCCGTAACCGTGGACGGTGTGGCGTGTGTGAGCGCGTACTGTACACGGCGTACGCCATACCTAACGTGTCCACTGTACGCACTACATTATCCGTTTGGCCAGGCTCAATAGCGTCAAGGTCAAGAGTGATAAGGTCACGGCCTGTGACATTAATCGCCTTACGTTGGAGACCGATTAAGCTACCACCGACGAACCCGCCGATGTCCTTCAGTTTAGCCTGTGCGGACTTAGGAAGCTGATGATACTGTTCCACTGTCTCCGTAGTACGTTGCGGTGTACGAATTCGTTCGATGAACTCGGACCACATGAGCTCCGTTTGAATCCATTGTTTAGACGTGCGACTTTGGCCTACGCTAATTATTAGTTTTTTATCATTAATCATATGGCCAACGCCCTTTCTAATCCTTCATATAATAATCACTGGTGAATCCGGCGGCTGATAGGTGTAACCCTTCGGCCCATGGAATCGGAGCCCCAAATAACGCGTTAACCTTATCAAGGGTTTTCTCCTTACCCTCGGAAGGGATTTCCATAACCGCCTCATCGTGGATGTGCATAGTAATCGGATACCCTGCTATCGTCAATCGACGTAACGTAACTGCCAGGCAGTCACGAGCAACGGCTTGGGTAATGTTTTCGACAAGCTTTCCGCCGTATGTACTATCATCTACCCAGGCGTTGTTGAACTGCGCCTTGAAATGGACGGCGTCCTTACCAAATTGGTTTTCCTTGATATACGCCCCTGGGTAGAATAGCTTCCGCCCGCTTGGTAGTTCAATCGTCAAGTATCGATAGCCGTATATCGGATCAATTTCTAATCGAAATATAATGCCATGGTCAAGGCCCATAGGGTTTCCTGTGGTTACTGTGTACACCGCAGCGTTTTCAACCTGGTACCATAAATCACGAATGCGTGGTGAAGCCTCACGCCATAATCGGACGATATCTGGAAGTTCTTCTTCCGCAAGCCCCATATCAAGGGCGCCCATAGCTTTTAGCGCGTTCACACCACCTTGATACCCAAGGGCTAATTCAGCAACTTTACCCTTTTGTCGTAGGTGTCCGTTTTCGCCGTGTTTCACGACCGGAACGCCAAACATCGAGGATGCCGATGCGCAGTAGATATCACCATCATGGGCGAATACCTGTTGACGCCACTGCTCACCGCTTAGCCAGGCGATAACCCGTGCTTCAATGGCGGAGAAGTCAGCTACACATAATGTCTTACCTTCCGGGGCAATAATGGCCGTACGTATCAATTGTGAGAGCGTATCAGCTACATCACCATATAAGAGTTCGAGCCCTACACGATTACGATGTGTCACGAGAGAACGTGCGACATCAAGCGTTTCGATGTAGTTTCTTGGTAGGTTTTGGACCTGTATCAGCCGTCCGGCCCATCGTCCAGTACGATTGGCTCCGTAGAACTGTAACACGCCTCTGAGGCGATAATCTGATCCCCAGGACTCTTCCATCTTGACGTACTTTGATACAGAGGACTTGGCCAGTTTCTTACGTAAGGTAAGAACACGTTTGGCCACCTGGTTAATGTCACTCTTAAGAGCGCCATCAACGGTATCCTTAGTTAAGTTAGGAAGGTTAGCCCCTGTGTTGGTGTTGATCCAATTGAGGAGCGCTTGCGTAGAATTAGGATTGGCCAAGCGTGTGATTTCCTGGGCTTCCTTAGTAAGGATGTTCGTGTTTTCTTCATCAAGGCAAAGGGCACCGATGACGAGGTCGTGGTCGATAAGTACACCACGGTTATTGATTTCAATATCGATGTACCAATCGTTCCATGTCTCATCGGGTACAGGAAACGATGCGAGCCGTTTGTAACATTCCATCTCTGTCACTACGTCTTGTCTGTTGTACTCGACATAGGTTCGCCACTTTTCAGGTTCGTGATGTGGCAGGTTACGAGTTCGACCGCCGTTAGATTTAGTCGGGTTACAAGGAATACTAAAGTACCGGATTAAAGCCTTGCCAGCTTTATCCTTTAATTTATCTTGCGGTAGACCTAGGGCAACGCCTAACTTAGCAAGGCCTATAGGATATCCTAAATAGGCTCCGTGTATCATCGTACAGTGCCATTGACGTAATGGAGTAGTATATCCGGCCTTAGTGAGACATGTGATTTCAAACTGTGCATTGTAGGCATGTTTAATAACATCCGGATTTTGCAAATCTTGAATGACCGCATCAGGTATCGTTTCACCTTGGGCTAGATCCACAACTTCAACCTGGCCAAAGTCATAAGCGTATGCGAATAGGAGGATTTCGAAATCCTCCGCTTCGACATATTTGTATACACCTGCGCCGATGTCATTGGATGAGAATGTTTCAATATCAATGTTGAGATGGCGCATAATGGCCACCTATTACATTGGAAGGCCAGTAACAGGGTTGATAGCTGGAACGGCTTCAGCGCCACCGAATACATTTGCTGCACTTCCTTGAGGTGCACCGAATACGGATGCAGCGGATGCAGGTTGGCCACCTCCAAGAGGTTCACCATCACGTACCTTTTGTACAGGGCCTAAACCGGCGGAGATACCAGAGGATTGGTTATTGTAGAAATAGAAGTTAACCAATACGTTGGCATACATGCCAGAATATACTTGGCCAGGTTCAGTAAGGGGTTGACCTTGAAGGTCGACTACTTCAGGCTTGAATTTCATGGATTGAGACGCGTTGAATACGTAATGACCTTTACATTCAGGGCCGTATTCTTTACCACCTGGTGTGTAGCCATCGCCATCGTGGATTGGTGTTTTAGGTTGAGCCGGTACTTTGGCGCCATGTTTCACACGAGCATCTGCAATAGCTGCTTCAATAGCTTGATTGATAGCTTGTACTTGTGCCGTATCGGATTTAGGTACAAGGATCATAGCGCTGTACTTCGCTTCGCTGAAGTTATTTGGATTAGTGTATGGTTCAAGTAAATGAACAAAGGATAAACGTACGTTTTGTAAAAGAACTTCTGTTGGTCTGCAGTGAAATGCCATAATTAGTTACCTCCATTGGTATTAAATACTTGCGCCGCACTAGGTTGGTTCGTGATACGTGGGCGCTTGTCCGTATCAGCTACAAGAGTAGGTTTGCCAGGGTTCTTCACGACCTGGTCGCCTACGAGTTCATTAAATTCTTTCTTACCTATGGCCTTTTCGATTTGAGCCAATGTAAGAACCTTACGTTCGTAAAGGATAGATTCATCTACCCCGCCATTGATAAGGGTTTGAATAGCAGTATCGCCATCTTGGAACGCTCTGGAGCCTCTGCCCTCTACGGCTTTCCAACCTGGCACCTCTGCGCCGGCTAATGATTCAGATAAAGCATATTCCTTGATATCTTTGTACCAGGATTCGATGTCTTTGCCATGTTCTAGGTAGGTACCTAGTTCTTCAAGGCTAATCAGACGAGGGTCTTGGTTCGTGAACACGTGCATCGCATCGAAATGCTCACATCGTGTTCGACATTGAGCCTTCGCCCTACAGAACCCACACCAGGCACCAGCCTCAAATGTGTGGCCTTCCATTTCGTAGGCCTCCTTAGCCTTTGGCGCGACTACCTCCTCACCCCATTTACGGAGCTCATCGGAGGACATTTCAAATTCAGAAATGTTATTCACCCGAGGCTGTATAATAGCCATCTTAATAGTGCTGAACTTATACAAGAGACTATAATCGTGCATCGCCCCGAGGGCATATAACATCATTTGCGGGTTATGATCCGCATCAACTACAACACCTTTACCGTGTTTATAGTCAATGATGTGGAGCGTATCACCGGCCAAGATGATACAGTCCGCCGTACCGAATCCGTCAGGTACGTATTGGCTAAAGTCAACACGCTTTTCGATGACTACCACCGGAGCAACTTTGTAACTTAGCATGATGGACTTGATGTATTCGAGGTATACGTCTGTGGTTTCGTCCATCTCAGGTGCCCATAACTCATTCTTTTTGATTTTGTTATACGCCCTGGTGTAGGTGCCTTTGGCCATTACCGTAGTGTATTTCTTAAGTTTCAATTCACATAGTTCATGTGCGAGGGTTCCTTCCTTTGCATATTCTGATGTAGTATCAGGGAAGGTCGCCTCTAAACGAGGCGCCCCTGTGCAATGTAACCACCTATGGGAACTTGACGCGCTTAGTAGCGCATGGCTAGCCATTAGATTCGAGCCCCCATGTTGCGAATATCTTGGATTAGTTGAGGGTAGCTATCTTTAGGAACCTTAGTTAAATCCGATACGCCATACTTTTGCATTAATCCGATGATTTCATTCGTACGGCCTGCATCCATGATAGGTATGAGCGCCACTTGAATTTCTTCTAATGTGTATTCCTTAACCGGTGCTACAGGTACGGCCGGTGTAGGCGGTGCTTGCGGTGGTTCTGGAGTTGTTGGTACCGACACGGATGTCGG